TCTGCCATTTTTGTTTCTAACATTTTAATTTCCTGTTTAGTGTTTTGAGGGGTTGTGTTGCGCAGGCATATTAAGCTACGCTTCACAGCCACGTCAACAGGAGTCCGTATGATAAAAAAAATAATTGCCTTCTTCGGGGGCACCAGCGCCACGGCCACGGCCCTCGGCGTTGCGCCGTCGGCAGTTTCACAGTGGATTAAAGACGACCGCATTCCGCCGCAACGTGCTATCGAAATCGAAAGCATAACCGGCGGCAAGTTCCGTGCGGTTGATATCTGCAGGGAGTTGCTCAATGACAAGTAACATGCAGTTATTCCCCGTGCATAAAGTGTACGACTCTGAAAAACAAAAGTGGTCCAAGCGCCCAGCCATCCCACGCGGGCAGGACTGGCACACGGTCGTTTGCACTGCAGAGCAGCTCTCCCGAGCCGAGAACCTTGGCGCTGTCATCCCAGCCGGGAGGGTCGTCATTGACCTCGACACGTATAAGGGTGTCACTCGTGCGATGGTCGATGCGGCCCTCGGCGTTGCTCTCGACTGGGATGGGGCGCAGCTACAGACCACGGTCGGTGGCGGCGAACACTATTGTTTTGAGTTGCCTGCGGGCGCGGAGGCGCGGCAGGGCGACTCGCTGTTAGGAGTGCAGGGCTTCGACACCCGCGCCGCAGGCAAGGGGTGGATCTGCACGGGCGATGGCTATCAGAATCTATCCATGCTCGGTATGCCTGAAGCTTTATACCTTGAGCCTTTCCCGCAGATCCCAATGGCCGCACTGGCAGCCCTCAACAGTAATTTCACCGCTACGCCCAGTGCGCCCAGTGCCATCGGCGAGATGGAGATCAGTGAGGTCGATGTGCGTGACCTTGAGCTGGCGATCAATCACCAACGGCTTGACGGCCTAACGCTGGAAGACCTTACGGCTTACGTGACCAAGCTCCCAGCTACGGACCTCGAGGGTTACAGCTCATGGCTCAAAGTGGGCATGGCCCTGCACCATCAGACCGACGGCAAGAAAGAGGGCTTCCTGATCTGGGACCGGTGGTCCAAGGACAGCTCTCACTACGACTATCAAGAGTGCCGCGACAAGTGGCGCAGCTTCGCTAACCGCAGCAGCATCAGCAAGCCCACCCGGTTCGACTACATCATCAGCCGCGCCGGTGGCCGTGCCGTTGTTGACACTGCTGGTGCCGCCGCAGCTCTCGTCACCACCCTCGACGACCTGCTCGCTCGCGCCGCCTCCATCGATACGCTTGAGGACTACACCGAGTTCAAGCGCGAGGTCCGCGCCATTGCTCCCCACGCGCTGCCCCTCGACGGTCGGCGCATGATCGCCAAGGAGCTGCACGACGCTTTCGGCAAGGCCAAGGGGCTGGGTATAACCGACATCCGCAACGAGCTGCTGCCAAAAAAGCGTAGCGTTGGCGGCGCAGGCGCAGTGGTCGATCCCGACGGCAACAGCGTCCTGCCTGAGTGGGCAGCGCCGTGGGTCTATGTCGAGATCACCTGTGAGTTTGCTCACACCGAGCTGCACTACGCGATCAGGCGCGAGGCGTTCAACGCCAAATACGATAGGCTGCCAGACGTGCTGTTAGCCGACAAGCCAGCCTCGGCGTACTGTTTAGTCGATCTCAATATGCAGACCGTCGTAGACAAGATATTCTGGCCCGGTGGCGGCAGGATCCTCGAAGTCGAGGGTAAGCAGATGCTCAACACGTACCATCCCAGCGGCGTTACGCCGTGCGCCGCAGAGGATATGAGCGTCGAGGGTCAGGCCGCCATTGATCTGATGCTGGCACATGTTGACTTTACCATCGCCGACCCACGCGAGCGTGAGATACTGCTCGACTTCCTCACTTATGTGTACCAGAACCCCGGCAAGCGTGTCGGCTGGGCGTTGATGCTGCAGGGTAGTCAAGGCACCGGCAAGTCATTCTTCGCGGTGATGATGCAGCACATGATGGGCACAGCCGTAACCAACCTCGAGCCATCGGCAATCGAGGGCCGTTTTACGGGCTGGGCACATGGCTCTACGCTTATCGTGATCGAAGAGATACGCATCAGCGGCACGTCGAAATTCACGGTGCTCGACAGGATGAAGCCGTTCATTTCCAACGCTACAGTAGTGATCGAAGAGAAGGGACGTGATCATCGCACCGTGCCTAACTTCAGCAGCTACCTGCTGTTCACCAACCATCGTGACGCTATCCCTATCGGCGACGGCGACAGGCGTTATTGCGCGATCTTTGGACGTGTGCAATCAGAAGAGCAGCTCTATGCAGAGCTGGGTGGCGAGAGTGGTGCGGCAACCTACTTCGACAAGCTCTTTACGGCAGTGCAGCACCACGCCGATGCGTTGGCCTACTACTTCAGCAGTCGGGCGGTGTCTGGTAACTTCCACGCCAAGGGTCGTGCCCCTGAGACCGGAGCGCGGCGGGAGATGATTTCCTACGCCCTATCGCCTGATCGACTGGCGTTGGAGGACGCGATTAGTCGCCATACTTGCGCTGTGATCAATGACCAATTGGTCGATGTGACGTGGCTCAATAGGCTGGCAACGGCAGAGGGCGACCTGCTGCCGACTGGCACAGGGCTGAGTAGGATACTGCTTGAGATGGGGTATGAGGCGATTTCAGGTAGGAGAATGCGTATCAAAAAAACTGGAACAAAACATTACGTGTGGATAAAAGTGGGATTAAAACAACCCGATGTGGTAAAAGAGTTGGTCCGCCAATTTCACGACAGCGACGAAAGCCTGCCATTTTGAGGAAAAGTGGGCTTAAGAGGGGTAGTGGGCGCAAAGAAATTGTCTCGCGCCCAGTCTCGCGCCCAGCTATAAACCCTTAATATTACTATACTTATTACTCTACTGGGATCGAGGGATCGAAATAATATAGAAATAGATATAGTTGATTTTTATTGTTATAGTTGTAGTTAATAATAGTAATATAATAACGAGGAAAAAAGGGGTAGAGGGGTATGAAAAACGCGATAAATCGCGCCCACCGCGCCCAAAGAGGGTAATACCTTATATTAATCAAGTGGTTACGAAAAAGACAGTCGCGCCCACAGGGATTTTGGTCGCGCCCAGCGTGAATTTACACATTTTGAGGTACGGTGATATGACAAAAGTAAGAAGCGTGATGAACATGAGTCCGATGCTTAAGGATAAACTCGTGCAGCGATTGGCGACACCCGTAAAGCCGTTGAGTCTCCAAGTGCGGATCGTGACACCCGCAGAGTGGAAGTTCGTGCAGGAGCTGTGTGCCGGGGATGGGGCCGTAACGCCAAAAGAGGCGGCGATACGCGCAGGGTGGAAACCCGATCAGGCCGGGACGGCGGCACGGCGCATGACCAACCCTGAGAAATCGCCGCACGTTGTAGCGGCGATACAGGAGTTCAGGGGGGAGCTGGCAGCAAAATATGGCACGACCTTTGAGCGGCACATGAGAGACCTCCAGCGGATCCGCGATGCAGCTATGGACGCAGGCAATTTTGGTGCGGCGGTGACAGCAGAGTACCGGCGGGGTCAAGCTCTCGGGACGATCTACATCGAGCGCAAGGAGATCCGGGTCGGCCTGATCGACAGCATGAGCAAGGAGGACGTGATGCGCAGGCTGAACGAGATCCAGCAGATCTATGGAGGGTCCGGCGTACCGGCGATAGCCCACGGGTCGATTATTGACATGAGTCCAGAAGATATTGCGATAGTAAAAACACCAGTGCCAACCATTGCGGAGGACATGAAAAACGATGAACGGGAAAGAAGAATTGTTGCTGAGGCGGATCGGCGAGAACGTAAGCGGGTGCACGGTCGCGAGTTGCTCACTAAAATCCACGGGCCAGAGCGGGCGGCAGAGCTACGGCCTGATTTGTTTGAAGGGGGCGGGGTTCGTTATGGCGAGCATCAAGATCACCCGAACGACTCAGGTGGCGCTGACGGCGGAGGAGATAGCGTTTCACATGTCGATGGCAGCGATGGGGTGCCCGAGCGTCATTTTGGTACAGATTCATCCCTTGGGGACGACGAAGACCTCGGCAGCTAGCCTACGGCTTTACACAGGCTCGCAGGTTGAAGATATTTACTATAGGGGTACTGAGGTGGCGGGTATTGATCAATGGCCATTAGACGCGATCCAATGGCACCTGCTGAGGTGGAGGCTTATCGAGTGAGGTGGCTGGTCGAGTGAGGGGGTAGGGGTTGGTCGAGTGACGGGGCAGGGGCGCATGGCCCCTACGCTTAACGCCGGTTATGGAGCGGTTAAAGGTAACCGACAAATACGTCGTCTTGATCCATGATCATTACTTTGGCGCGACCGTTCGGCAACGCCATTGGCAAGTACGTCCAGCCCTCGGGGTCATCATGTTCTGGCGCGTTGTTGGCATCGGCGATTTTGGTGGCCGCTTCGAGTGATGGGAAAAAGGTCGTGGGTGTTTGGATTGTTGCGTTCATGCTATTTGCTCCTGTTTAATTTTTTTCCAAAACTGACTCTAATATACCCGTGATCTCAATCTGCTCTCCGTTTTCATTGTGTAACTGGACGGTAATCCAGTCTCCTATAAAATCTTCAGCCGGTTGTCCGCCCAAGGTATCCGAATCGACCGTGCCTACAGTGCCGTCGTGCAGAACTACTGTGTATATGCTCATCTTGCTCTCCCCATCATAGTGCCGGGCTTGTCTTTGCCAGCGCAATATTTGGCATATTGCACTGGCAGTTGTTTGCTCATTGCTTCCGTTATTTCGACGCGGGTCTCTACCTTGGTGTCTACGTTGACCACCAGGATATAGTCGCCCATATAGATCAGGTCTTGAGTGCCTTTTGCTGCAAACACTTCGCCTATTTGTGGGATGGTATTCATTTTTTTTGCTCCTTTATCCGTAGCACCATTGCTGCGGTATGGGTGTAGTATGACATGGTAAAAAGTAAAAACAAGTAGTTTTGCAAAATAAAATAAAATAAAATAAATATAAATAGTGGTTGACAATTCATGGCCATCCGTGGCCATCCGTGGCTGGGTTGGTTAGGCTAATTTCGCAAAACGCTTTGGGTATGCCAATTCTTTCCCGTTACGCTCAAAGCAGACATGCAAGATATGCTGGCCGTTGATGCTTGGGCCAACGCCGTGAGCTACCCGATACTCGATCTTGGTCACTGTTACAACAGATCCTTGAACCTTGACGCTTGAGCCGACAGTTATGCCCACTTCGTCCAGCTTAACTTCGCTCAGGGGTTTGCCGTGGTTGTTGTCAGCCACTTTTGTTAAGTAGTTCGCGAAGTCTTTACCAGCGCGGATTTTGTACGCTAAGTCATACTTCAAGACAATCAGTGCATTTTCTCGCTGCATCTGGGTTCCCTGTGCGAACGGTATCTCACTGCGGGTTTTACCGTAGCCGGAGACGATAGTTTTAGGGATCACCGAGCCTTCTTCTACAGCGGCCAGCTCCGCTTCTATTTGGACTATTGACTGGCGAACCGACTCAACTACGCGGTCAGCCTGCACTCGGCTTACTTGGATAGGCTCATAGTTGTGCCCAGAGCAGACACCGTTGAACCAGCCGTTGTCCACGGTATAGCCGTGCTTTGACATGCTGCCGCGTACAACAGCTTGGTCTCTGCCACAGCATTGGCAGTTACCGCGAATTTGGATTCTAGAGGAAGTAGTCATTTTGTGTCTCCTTTGCCGTAGCACCATTGCTGCGGTATGGGTGTAGTATAACGTAGTAAATACTGGTTGCAAGTGATTCCGTAAAAATAAATCAAAATAAATTTAAAAATAATGGTTGACTGTGGTAATCGGGTCGATTAGAGTGCGCTCGTCGCTGGGGAATCCCTCCCCTGCAGAACACAGGAAGCACGGACATGAAAGACGTATACGCCGAAGTAACCGCGAAAGTTGTAGGCCTCATGGAAACCCACGGTGCCAATTGGACCAAGCCTTGGGTTGGCACTGCGGGCTCAAGTGCAATGCCCACAAGCATCAGCACCGGCAACCAGTACACTGGTGTTAACGTGGTACTGCTGTGGGCTGCTGGCCGCACCGACAGCCGCTGGGGCACGTACAAAGCGTGGTCCGAGAAAGGCTGTCAGGTTCGCAAGGGTGAGACCGCCACGCACATCATTTTCTTCAAAGCTTTGGGCATCAAGGAAAAGCAGGCTGACGGCTCAAGCACCGACAAGACGATCCCGCTGCTGAAAAGCTTCGCTGTGTTCTGCGCCGATCAAGTCGATGGCCTGCCAATGAACGAGCAAGCACAGCCTGAGACCGCCGAGCAGGCAGATGCTCGTGTTGCGCTAGCTCTCGACTTCGTTGCCCGCGCTGGTGCCAACATCGAGATCCTGAATGGCTCGGCTCGCGCTTACTACTCACCCACCGTTGACAAGATTGTGGTCCCAGCAGCCACCGATTTTGTGGGCACCGCGACCAGCAGCCCGGTAGAAGCTTTTGCCGGTGTCGTGCTGCATGAGCTGATTCACTGGACCGGCCACAAGAACCGTCTGGCTCGCACGTTCGGTACTAGCCATGGGGATGCTGACTATGCCAAGGAAGAACTGGTGGCAGAACTTGGCGCGGCTTTCCTGTGTGCCGATCTTGGCATCAGCACGGAACCCCGCGCTGACCACGCGCAGTACTTGTCAAGCTGGCTGCGTGTTCTGAAGGATGACAAGAAGGCCATCATCCGTGCCGCATCGTTGGCAAGCAAAGCAGCGGGCTTCCTGCACGACCTGCAGGCGGTAGAGCCGGTAGCCATAGCCGCATAGGCCAGCCGCCGCAGTACCTAAGCCCAGCCATCGCGCTGGGCTTTTTTATGCCTACCCTGTTTTGATATACTTGTATCATTTTTGATACAACTGTATCATTTTTGATATACTCGTATCATATCCTGTAAGGCCCTAGGCTCAACGTCAGGGCGACCCGCTACCCTAGTACCGACCCCAAGCACGTTGTCAAATGAGCGAACCGGGATACGCCGACACGGCCTATCCGGCGCTCCCCGCGCCCCGGCGTATCGCCGAAAAGCGACTGCGCAACGCCTCGCCGATTCGCTATTTCCGGTAATACTCATTACCGGAAATAGTGAGTCCTTATAAATCAATGACTTAGCGAAAAGCGATAGGCCGATGCGCCAATTGTGCACGGGCCGGAAGGCGGGAGCAGGTTCCCTATGGCCTGTTTTGCTCAAGTTTTGACCAGTTGTCGACTTGAATCCGGTTTTTGGCCCGGTCGGTCGGCGGCGCAGCTTTAGCCGGATTTCACACAGTAAATTAGTTCTCAAAACCAAATGGCCAAAAGGCCCACAAAAATTTTGTAAAAAATTTGGCAGATTGTGTTCCACACCAACAAGGGCTACACTCACCATCCATGACACCAATAACCACACGCCCCTGCCCATGCGGCAATCAACGACGACCTAACCAGCGTAACTGTTGGGCGTGTCACGCAACGGCCATGCGGCGACACCGCGCAACGCATCCGATCTCACCCACGCAGAAGCTGAAGGACAACTGCCGCAGCTACGCTCAGGTGTACCTTAAACGCGGTAAGCTCCAGCGCCTCCCGTGTATAACTTGCGCCAGCCCTAACGCCCAGATGCACCATAAGGACTATACGAAGCCGCTGGTGATTGTGTGGATGTGCCGTGAGTGCCGGATAAAAATCCCCAAAATCGTAAAGCCCAAGGGCAACACGGACACATCGATCCCCCAAAACGACCCCTTTGCTTCTATACGCAAATGACCCAAAAATTTTTTACAAAAATTCTACATAGGACTTCCCAATGGCGTTGCCCCCCATCCCCGTAAAGCCAGACGACATTGAGGCCGACCGCCTCCGGCTCCAGCTCAGGTTTGCCTTGCTGCAGGCGCAGGACTCTGCTCGGGAGAACTTCCTCGACTTTGCTCGGTACGTCTGGCCGTCGGGGATAGTTAGCCCTCACCATCAGAAGATGGCGAATGCGTTTGACCGAATCATTAATGGAACCCTCAAGCGGCTGATTATCAATATGGCCCCGAGGCATACGAAGTCGGAGTATGCGTCGTATCTGCTGCCTGCCTACGCGATGGGCCGTAAGCCGGATCTCAAGTTGATACAGGCAACCCATACGGCAGAGCTGGCGGTACGCTTTGGCCGTAAGGTAAGGAACCTTATGGACACGGATACGTACAAGGAAGTGTTCCCCGATGTGCTGCTCAAGGCAGACAGCAAGGCTGCTGGCCGGTGGGACACGAACCATGGAGGGGAGTCGTTCTCTGTAGGGGTAGGCGGCGCGATGACTGGCCGTGGCGCAAACCTGTTGATCATCGACGACCCGCACAGTGAGCAGGACGCGCTGTCGGCATCGGCGTTGGAGAACGCATGGGAGTGGTACACGTCAGGCCCAAGGCAGCGGCTTCAGCCGGGTGGGGCCATTGTGGTGGTGGCCACCCGCTGGGGGACGATGGATCTCACGGCACGGTTGATCAAGGCGCAGGCCAGCCACAACGCGGACAAGTGGGAGGTGATTGAGTTCCCGGCTATCTTTGATGAGGGCTTGCCGACGGAGCGCCCGCTGTGGCCAGCGTTCTGGAAGCTGGAGGAGCTACAGGCGGTACGGGCCTCGCTGTCTGTGCAGAAGTGGCAGGCGCAGTGGCAGCAGAACCCGACGAGTGACGAGGGGGCTATCCTGAAGCGCGACTGGTGGCGCAAGTGGACGAAGGACTACACGCCGCAGTTGGACTATGTTATCCAGTCGTATGACACGGCGTACTCAAAGAAGGAGACGGCGGACTATTCTGCGATCACAACGTGGGGGGTGTTTACACCTGACATAGACAGTGGACCGAACATCTTATTGCTGAACGTCAAGAAGGGCCGCTGGGACTTTCCGGAACTCAAGCGCATAGCCAAGGAGGAGTATACGTACTGGCAACCGGACAACGTGCTGATCGAGGCCAAAGCAACGGGGACCACGCTGCAGCAGGAGCTGAGGAAGGTGGGGATACCCGTGACGATGTACTCCCCCGGCGGGAGGAGGGCGGGTCAGGATAAGATATCAAGGGCGAACGCTATCGCGACACTGCTGGAGTCTGGCATGGTATGGGCACCGGACACGGACTGGGCGGATGATTTGATTGAGGAGTGTGCGGCGTTTCCGCATGGGGACAACGACGACTTGGTGGATTCTACGGTGATGGCTTTAGCCCGATTTAGGGCGGGTAACTTTGTTATTTTAAGGGATGACGAAAGGGAAACAAAGGAAGAGCCGAAGGGTATACCTGAGTATTATTAGGGGATAGAATAGGGCGAAGTACGTCTTGCACACAAGAGGCAATCCCCATGGCAACACCATCCGCTAGAGACATGTTAGGGCAGATTAAGCGTTACGCCGAGGGGGGTGATGTTGCCCAGTCCCAGTCCGCTGGACTTACGTCTGCTCTGGGGAGTGGCCTGACGCAGGATCAGTATTACGCCAACATCCGTGACTATGCTGCCAAGAACACAAACCAGCTAGAAGCGTTGAATACGATGTCGCAGTACGGCATAAGCATGGCTGACGTTAATGCGGCGTTAGGCGCAACGGCGGTTAAGGAGTACTTTACGGTTGACCCCAACGCAGGGGAGAAGGCTCCGGGTTCTGTTCAAACAGACTTTACGTCGGGCCTTCAGCAGGGAGTTGCGAACAACCCTAACCTTGATCAGGCGGGCCTCGATTCGCGGATCAAGGCCACTGTGGCGCAGTACTCGGGTAATCCGGATAAGCTGCGTGAGTTGTTTGTGCAGAATCAAACGAGCATCGCGGACCTGCAACGTGCGGGCGTAGACCCTAGCGTTTTGTACAGCACACGCGCTGTAAACACTCTCGTTCCAGCGCCTGATATGACGATCGGCAAACCCGGCACACCGCCTCCGCCCGTGGCCCCACCTGTCTACAAGCCACTACCAGAGCCACCACCCATCTATAAACCGGGTGAGCCTGCCTTGGACGTTGACTTCCGCAACAGCCCACCACGCACATACGATGACACCTACGGGTACATGTACACCCCAGCGGCGAAGCTGTTGTCGGCAACCGGCTCGGGGATGAGCTTCACACCACCGTCTGTGACGAGTCGGCCACGTAGCTTGTTGAATATACCCTTAGCTACCACAGCAAACCCGCAGTACTCTGCCTCACAGCAGTTTGTACGGGATGCGCCACAGAGGGCAGCGGCGCAGTTGGCGGCAATGCCTGCCACGGGTAGTCGGTTTACCGGGACGGCTCCTGCATCTCAGAACGGGGAGCTGCGGTTCTTTACGCCATCCGCGCTCACCGGCCCCGGCCCCGGGTTTGATGAGTATGGCAACCCCGTCCAAGAGAAGGCGGAGGGTGGCGCTGTAAAAAAGACTGGAGGTACGGCAGATAGTTCTGCCCGTACCTTGCTAGACAATCTTAACAACATGTTAGACAACCTTAACAGTGAGGCTCCTGCAAAAAGGAACCTACCAAAAGAAGCACAAGACGCTCGCAGGGCGAGGATTGGTCAAGCACCTGCTGTTGCGCAAGACTACTCCGGTCGGGACTTAACGGGCGAGCTGTTGGATGTTGCGTCTTTAGCAACGGCCCCTGTGCCTGTCTTGGGCGATATAGCGGGCTTGGCGGCTGACGCTCGAATGTACCAGATGCGCCCTGAAGAAAGAACGATGGGCAACTACGCATTGTCTGCGTTAGGTGTACTGCCGTTTGTGCCAAGTGTTTCGGCGATTAAGAGGGTTGGCAAAGGCGTAAAGTCAAAAAACAAATACGCAGCAACCATAGGGGGTGAACCACTCCCCGGCGCACCGGGAGAGGCTAACATACCGGGGGTTGGTCGGGTTCGTATAGGTGGTAATGAACAGGCAGAAGAGGTCGCCCAACGGTACGCACAAACAAGTGGTATTCCAAATGAGCCGTTGACCCAGTATCCAGAATTGGATGTTGAGCGGGCTTCACGAATTGCCAATGAATATGAGTTAATGAAAAATGAACCCAGAAGCCGTGAGGTTCTAAAGGCGTATGACGCTCTTAACCAAGAGACGATGGCGCAGTACGAAGAAATGTTGCGGGCTGGAGTAGAGCCATATTTTATTACAGGCGCTAACCCCTATAAAGATAGCCCCTATCTTGCGCTTAAAGAATTATCCGATACAAATAAACTAGGTGTGTTCCCAACGGTGTCTGGTTTTGGGTCAGATGTGAAGTTTGATCCCAAATCCAATCCACTATTAGCAAAAACCCCTTATAAAATTAGTGGGCAACCTGCACTTGCTAATGATATATTCCGCGCCGTACATGACTACATGGGACACGCGAAGCCGGGTGTTGGTTTCCGTGGGGCTGGGGAAGAGGCTGCCTATCAAAGTCATGCAGGGATGTATTCTCCACAGGCTCGTCGTGCATTAGCATCCGAGACCCGTGGCCAAAACTCATGGGTAAACTACGGTCCTTATGGTGAAAAAAATAGATTCGCAAATGCTGATGACACTACCTACGCTGACCAGAAGAGCGGACTACTTCCCAATTGGGCAGTGGAAGAGGGAAGAGCATCAGCAGGGGCTAGACGAGAAAGATTTCAAAGAGCTTTGCTTGAGGGCCGAACGGGGCTTGAGGGAGCAATTACTCCCAATGGAAAGCTTGCCCTAACGCACTACTCAAATCAAATGCTTGATCGGGTAGACCCAGCCTTCTACGGTAGGGGTTTATCTGGCGGTACGACCACTGAAATGAATCGTGCCTCTGAGAAAGACTTTGTTAAGCCGTGGTTTGCAGGGATAGAAACATCAGTTGACCCCTACATAAAAGAACGCGGACTTGGCGGATCTAAAAATATTATCCTCGTTGACCCAGAGTTAATGTATCCGGTAAGCCTTGATCCAGAAAAGTTTTGGACCCAAGGGAAAATTAATAAGTCTGAGCGTAGAATTTACAACGCGGGTTACACCGGCTATTACTACAATCATCCCGATCTTGGTAACGTAGCCGTAATGTTTGATCCACACCCTACTAAGAAAGCTAAGGGTGGTGATGTTTCTAAGGACACATCCAAAGGGATACAAACACAAACATACCTAATTAACGAAATACCCAGCGCCGAACCAACATCTGTTACCTCCTCTCCAATGAGCTATGAGGAGTTGGTTGCACAGATGGACCGTATCGCCGCTACGCCTAACGCCAAGACCCCTAGCCCTACGCCTGACAAGACACAGACTGAAAGCCAAACCATGCTTGAACGGTTTACGTCCCTTGATACGCCGCAAGACATGAGCCTCGGAGAGACCGCAGCGGATATTGGCATGGGGTTCTTGCCCTTTGTTGGCACGGCACAAGGCGCTCGGGACTTTGAACGAGCAAGGCGCGACAGCGATAAGCTCGGGATGGTGCTTAGTGCTGCGAGCATGATTCCGATAGCAGGCGGAGCAGTAAAGGCCGCAAGGTCTGTTGGCAAAGCGGCAAAGGCCGCAGATGCCCTTGCTGCGTTAGATAAGGCTCCAATCGACACGCCGGAGTTTAAGAATTTTTTTGGTGAGAGCAAAGTAGTGGATGCTAAGGGCAAGCCGCTGATGGTGTTTCACGCAACTGGATCCACTAACATTGAACAATTTTTGCCCGATGGTGGTAGAGACGAGGGGGCTAGAACACTCAAAGCATTCTTAGATGCTAAGGCAAAGAACGAAAAATTTGGCTATATGAATTTTCGCTCAGGATCCTTCTTTAGTCCTGATGCTAAATATGCAGAGAATTACATTGGGGAAAATAATGGGGTCATGTATCCGGTTTACATTAAGGCAGAAAATCCAGTTTATATTGATAGCGTCACCGGAAAAAAATCCATAGGCAAAAACGCAACACCCGATGCAATGTTCATAATGGATGGCGACAAAATACTCGAGATTGCAGTCATTGACCCAACACAAGTAAAGTCAGCCATCGGCAACGAAGGCACCTTTGATCCGACCAACCCAGTTATGACCAAGGCCAAAGGCGGCCTCATCCAGAAATACCAAACAGGCGGTGACGTTGCACCGTCTACCGCAGCCCTCATTGCACAGATGGACAAGATCGGCCTTGCGCCTAACGCCAAGACCCCTAGCCCTACGCCTGACAAGACACAGACTGAAAGCGCAAGCATGTTGGAGCTTTTAAGTAGAGCGATACCAACCGACCCTAATCAGCAAGCAGCGTGGGACAAATACAGAACTCAAACACAATTAGATAAACAAGACTTGTTAGATCGGCTTGACGCAGCAACACCACTAGAAAGGTATACCTATGAGCAACTAGGCATGGAGCCGGGTCTTGATCGTGCCACTGCCTTCCCGTGGGCGGGTAGCAAAGAGACGGGTGACCTACAGCCTGCGTTTCCGGGTCTACTTTATGACGCAATAAAATACGGAAGTGCTTCCGGTGCGACTATGCGCGGTGTACCTGTAAGTAAAGATGAAGCCGTGGCTGCGGCAATGAACATGATCGGTATGAATGCGCCGGTAGGTATAGCAACAGCGGCGGCAGCGGGGCCGGGCGAGGTTGTGCTTGGATCGTTCGGCAGCGCAATAAAAGAGTTTCCTCAGTTGAAAAAGCTGGCTGAGTATCTGACGGATGAAGAAAAGGCTCTGTTTGATAACCCGCAATGGAGAAAGCAGTCCGATAACACGCTAAATATCTACAAAGAACTTCCGCCAGTAAGAGAGATGGCTACAGTTGCGAAAGCTGGTGGTGCTAAAAAGGGTTGGTATAAAGATAGCTATGACGCAATTAAAAACATATTTGAAAACTCAGAATACCCTGATGACCCAGAAAGGTTTACAGCTTTACTAGCCGCGCTGTCGCCACAAACAAGCGTAGAAAGCAATTTAAAAAATGCTTTGGCAACATGGAAAAATTGGTTAGCAGCCGGAAGACCGCAAGACCCCGATAAAATATTAAAGGTGATGGGTGATAGCGTTGAAGGAAACAAAGGTGTTGAGTCAGTTCTTGGGGCATGGAAAAACAATTCGTTCCGTGCATTAACAGTCCCAGACGCAAAACAAATGTTGGGAACTACAGGATTGAGCGGCCCCAAAGTGCAATCTTTCTTCCGCAATCTTGCCGGAGATTTTGATGAAGTAACAAACGATGCGTGGATGGCTAAATTATCCAGCATTAGTCAGTCGCTCTTTGGCGGTCAAAACCGCGCATCATTTGCAGATAATTTTGGGAATGTCGGCATAAAAGGGCCGGGGTATCTGGCGCAAAATGCAAAGCAACGTCAAGCCGCAGAACTTCTCGGATGGAACCCAGCAGAACTACAGGAGACCGGCTGGTCGTTTGGCAAGACTCTTTCTGATCTTGCAGGACAACCGAATTATGTAATAAAGTCAATGGAGAACGCCGGGATTGTAGTGCCAGAGATATACAGGGGGCTTCCTGTGCAAACCGCAGAAGCAACGCTGCGGGGTGGGTATTTAACTGATGAAGCTATTGGTGGAACGCCAGCGTTTGGCGACTTGATGCAAGTGCCTGAGTATCGCGATCTGCTCACTGGAGCCGGATACGCTTTGCCAGAAAGATCAACAGCGGTGAAACAATATACATCACCGTATGATCGCATAAACACGCCACCAAGTGATTTGGTAAGAACGCAAGAAGGGAGGGATTTGATTATGGCATCAAGACGCATAGATAAAATGCAGCGTAGATCGGATGCGTATCGGGCTATTGATATGGCCAAACAACTTATGACAAAAGCGTTAACTAACAGTGATCGCAGGTCTGCTGCACAGAGATTAAATCAAGCATCAAAAATGTTGCAGAGGTCTGCGTCAGAACTCCCGATGGTTGATGTCGATCCGGCATACAGGGGATTTCTTGGGAATTAACAACTAATGGCAGAAGCGTAGAACGTGTGTACAATGACCGCAAGTACATATAGGGGACACAGAAATGCCCATAGATAAAGTATCTAACCTCATGCCGTCATCAGATATGATGGACATGATGGAGGATTCAGCCGACATCGAGATCATCCTTGAGGATGACGGCAGTGCCATCATTGAGTTGGGTGAGGAAGATGACGATGAGGTTGGCTTCTACGGCAACCTTGCCGAGGTTATTGATCAGAGCGACTTAGGTTCGATATCCATTGACCTGATGGCGTTGTTCGAGGCTGACAAGTCTAGCCGTTCGGACTGGGAGCAGATGTACTCCAAAGGCCTTGAGCTGTTAGGCCTGAAGATTGAAGAGCGCACCAAGCCCTTCCGTGGCGCGGCAGGTGCTGTACACCCCATGCTGACAGAGGCCATTGTTCAGTTCCAAGCCCAAGCATTCAAAGAATTAATGCCCGCCAGTGGCCCTGTGCGTACCCAGACCGTGGGCAAAGAGACGGTAGACAAGATACAGCAGGCCTGCCGCGTACAAGATTTCATGAATTACCAGATCACAACGGTGATGAAGGAGTACACACCGGAGTTTGATCAGCTTCTTTTCTACACAGGCTACGGCGGATCAACCTTTAAGAAGGTTTACTACGACGAGCAGATAGGCCGAATGGTCAGCAGGCTTGTTCTGCCTAACGACATGTACATCCCGTACAACGGCTCAAGCGTCATTTCAGAGTGTCCGCGCCTCACGCACCGTATTTCCATGGACTCTAATGAGTTTAAGAAACGTGCAGTAGCCGGTGAGTACTTAGACCTTGATCTGGAGGCGGAGAACACCCCTGCCGACGCGAGCCAGATCCGTTATTCCATTGATAAAGCGACGGGTGTAGTGCAAACAGGCGCACCAGAAGAGATATTCCTACTGGAATTTCAGGTGGCGTTGGACATTCCCGGCTTTGAAGACATGGGAGAGGACGATGAGCCTACTGGAATTCGACTTCCTTACGTAGTAACGCTGGACGAGATGAGTTCGCGGGTCGTGGGAGTGCGTAGAAACTGGGTAGAAGGCGATCCCCTGAAGTGTAGGCGCGAATATTTCGTGCATTACGTGTTGGTTGAAGGCCTTGGTGCCTATGGATTGGGCTTTGTTCACCTCATTGGTGGACTTTCCAAGACAGCAACCAGCGCATTGCGTCAATTACTTGACGCAGGCACCTTATCAAACCTCCCGGCTGGCTTTAAAGCCAAGGGCGCAAGGATTGCAGACGACGATAGCCCTATCCAACCCGGCGAATGGCGTGATATTGATGCCGGTGGGGCTGAACTTTCGTCTTCTTTACTGCCATTGCCGTACAAAGAACCCTCCCAGACGCTGTTCCAGCTACTAGGCTTTACTGTTGAGGCGGGAAAACGCCTTGCCAGCACTGCAGACATGCAGGTTGGTGATGGAAACCAGCAGGCGGCGGTCGGAACGACCATTGCGTTGCTTGAACGTGGCTCGATGGTGATGTCGGCTATCCATAAACGCCTGTATTACGCACAAACACAAGAGTTTGAGATGCTTGCCAAGGGTTTTGGTGAGTATTTGCCTGACGAATACCCCTACGACGTACCGGGTGCCAGTCGCAAGATCAAGAAGTGCGACTTTGACAACATGGTTGCCGTGTTGCCGGTAGCAGACCCGAACATTTTCTCTGCTGCACAGCGTATTACGTTAGCCCAGACCCAGTTGCAGTTGGCGCAGAGTGCGCCACAGATGCACAACATGTACGAGGCCTACTACCGTGTGTATGCGGCGCTGAATGTGCGTGACATTGATGGTATTTTGCGGATTCAAAGCAACCAGATGCCCAAAGATCCTGCCTCGGAGAATGCCGATGTGCTGGGGGGTATGGAGTTGAAGGCTTTTGCGGGCCAACAGCACGATTCGCACATGATGTCGCACCTGATAATGGGTTTATCGCCCTTAATGCAGGCAAATGCACAGGCGGGTATCGAGTTGTACAAACATATAATGCAGCACATCCGCTTAAGGGCGGAAGAAGACACGGAAGCCGAACTATTCCAGCAGTATGGCGCAGATCCTGACCGTATGGTGTCGGATATCCAGCATGAGGGTATGGTCGCGCTGAAAATTGCAGAAGGTATGCAGCAGATGCGCACTATGCAGGATCAGTTGGCAAATCCCGGCGGTGGTGGTGAAGATCCTATTGTTGCACTCAAGGCGCAGGAATTACAGCAGCGGGCAGCGAACGATCAAGCTAACATCCAGCTAAAACAGCAGGGATTGAAGATTGACGAGTCCAAAGTTATGCAAAGTGCCCAAGCCAACAAGGAAAGGATTCAATCCCAGCAGAATATTGCCCAGATGCGTACCGGCGTAGCCTTAAAACGCATAAATCAACCGCGTAACGGAGGGTAGAATGCCGCTTAAGAAGGGTTCTAGTGCCAAGACTATCGGTAAAAACATCAGTGAGATCATGGGTGCCTACAAAGACAAGGGCAAGATAGGCACCAGTAAGCCGAAGAGCAAAGCCAAGGCGCAGAAGCAGGCTATTGCGATTGCGCTCTCTACTTCAGGCAAATCGAACAGGATGAATCAGGGTGGAAAAGTAACCAGCACCCCAAAAGGTCGTCAGGGTCCGGCGCGTACTATTAAAAAGCGTGACGGAAATACCCCAGTAGAGATATACTAGTATTGTTTTGGCCTCCAGACAGTGGCGTAACTGTCTGCTATTCATGGGAATTACCATGCTTGAATTTGCAGAAAAAGTACTGCGAGAGCTTAGGAAATTACAACAGGACTCGGAAGCGATTGTGCTCAATGGCGCTATTGCTGACATGGAGCGTTATCGCTTCATGATGGGTCGTCTGGAAGGCATAAAATTGGTAGAAGCCCTTATAAAGCAAGAGCTGAGTAAGAAAACTACGGACGATTTTTAACCACCAGAGGAAGTGTAATGGAAGAACCTAAGTTGACCGCACTCGAACAGCAGCGCCGGGAAAAGATCGCACTAAAACCCCCCACGCTTGATGATGCCTATGATGAAGACGGAAATGTAGACATAGCAAATGTCGCCAGTTCTGTTCTTGACATGATTCCATACCCTACTGGCTGGCGCATTGCCATCCTTCCCTATAAAGGCACTAAAACCTCTAAGGGCGGCATCCTACTGGCTGAAGAAACCCAAAAGCGTACACAACTAGCCACTAACTGTGGGTATGTGCTGCGTATGGGGGATCTAGCCTACTCGGATGACTCCAAGTTCCCTAACGGTCCTTGGTGCGCGGTTGGTGATTGGATCATCTTTGGAAGGTACGCGGGTTCGCGTATCCAGATCGATGGTGGTGAAATTCGGCTGTTAAACGATGACGAAGTCTTGGGGCTGATTAATGACCCTAAAGACGTTCTGCACATGTAAGGGGAGAGACCATGGGTAACGAAGAACTAGACTTTAAGATTGGCGACGATGAAGTTCCTGCAACGGTTGAGATGGATGATAATGGCGAGAATGCTGTTGTCACCGACAAAGAAGAAGCGCCGCTTGTAGAAACAGCGGCTAATAAGCGGGATGAGCTGGATCAGTACGGCGACAAGGTGCAAAAGCGCATCGATAAGTTGACTGGCCGCTTGCGTGAGACCCAGCGCCGTGAGGAAGCAGCGGTTGAGTATGCACGTAACGTACAGAACAGGGCCAATGAACTCGAACAGCGATTCCAGCGTTCAGATGCCGAGCGGCTTGTCGAAGCTAAGGGCCGTATTGACACGCAGATGGTTGCTCTCAAGCAGATCATCAAGAAGGCGCGTGAAGAGTACGACATTGACACCGAGACCGAGGCGCAACAGCGCCTGACCTCTATGTTGATGGACCAGCAGCGTGTGGCAGAGGCCACGCACTACCGTCAACAGTCCATGGCCCAAGCGCCCGCACAAAACACCTACCAGCAGAAACTGCCCCAGCAGCAGTACACTGCCGCTCAACCGGCGGTAGATCCGCAGGCCGAGGAGTGGGCAGAGCGTAACGCATGGTTTGGTACAAATACTGTAATGACCGGGGCTGTCAGGGGAATACACCTTGACTTAGTCCAAAAAGAAGGGTTTGACCCCCAGTCAGAAGAGTACTATGATGAAATTGATCGTAGAATGCGAAGCATCTTTCCAAAAGAACTTAAGCAGACTATGCAAAAAGACAACAGGAATAACCGTCCCGTGCAGACGGTAGCACCTGCAACCCGCTCGTCGGGAGTAAATAATTCTGCGCGCCGAACGGTTCGACTAAGCCCGAGCCAAGTTGCAATTGCAAAAAGACTGGGCGTTCCTCTTGAGGAATATGCCAAATACGTAAAGGAGTAAGACTATGACTACTGCACCCGTAATACCAAAACTTAATCGCAGCCCACGCACGGAAGAAACCCGTGAAGGAACTGCGCGGCGCAAAGCATGGGCACCCCCTTCACGTTTGGATGCCCCTCCCGCTCCCGATGGATATAGACATCGTTGGATAAGGGCCGAGGCTGGCGGAATGGATGACCGCATGAACGTAGCATCAAAACTCCGCGAGGGGTATGAGCTGGTTCGTGCAGACGAATATCCAGACTTCCAAGGCCAAACGCCACAAGACGGCAAAAACGCAGGTGTTATCAGCGTAGGCGGTCTTTTACTAGCGAGAATTCCTGAAGAGACTGCAGAGGAGCGTCGGCAATATTACAAAGAGCGCACTCATGACCAGATAAAGGCTGCCGATAATGACCTGTTGAAGACGAATGCACATTCGTCTATGAAGATCAACAGGCCTGAAAGACAGTCGCGTGTAAGCATTGGCGGCCAAGACGCTTCCAAATAACTCACTCAAAGGATACCTATATTATGGCTAACGTAAACAACCCCTACGGCCTACGGGCGCTAGGAAACCTGTCCGCCACTGGCGCACAGAAGCAGTACGGCTACACCATTGACGACAACCAAGCAGGTGCGATTTACCAAGGTGACTTGGTAACACTTGTCGGTGGCTATCTTGTTAAATTTGCCCCTGCTACACATGTTAGTGCAGTTGGCGTATTTAACGGTTGCTTCTATAACGATCCAACCACCCAGAAGCCTACTTGGAAGAACTACTATCCGGGCAGCATCAACATTACATCAGGCTCTATTCAGGCCTCTGTAATTGATGACCCGAGTCAGTTGTTTAGCATTCAGGTAAACGGCACCATGACTCGTGCGGCGATAGGCAATAACGCAGATGTTACAGGTTCTACTACTGGTAGTACTGTTACGGGTGTCTCCGCGATGACCCTTGACTTCTCTAGTCAGGGAACGGGCGCAGCTCTCAATCTTAAAATCGTAGGTCTGTATGACCTGCCAAACAACGAGCTGGGTGCAAATGCCCAAGTCGTTGTTAAGATCAATGAGCATCGTTATGGCAGCCCCGGCGTTGCAAGTACCTAATCTAACCCATAGAGGAGCCTAACCATGGCAATTTCACGCGCACAATTAGTAAAAGAACTCGAACCCGGTCTTAACGCCCTGTTTGGTTTGGAATATAAAAACTACATGAACGAACATGCTGAGATCTATGACATTGAGTCGTCTGATCGTGCATTTGAAGAAGAAGTAATGTTGTCAGGATTTGGCGAAGCTCCTGTTAAATATGAAGGCGCTGGTGTGTCTTACGATAGTGCGCAGGAAGTTTATACTGCTCGCTACACCCATGAGACTATCGCGCTAGCCTTCAGTCTGACCGAAGAAGCCATCGAAGATAACCTTTACGACAAGCTGGCTGGCCGTTATACCAAAGCCTTGGCTCGTTCCATGGCTACCACCAAACAGATAAAAGCTGCGGCTATTCTGAACGGTGCGTTTACTACCTCCCTTGGTGGTGATGGTGTAGCTCTTTGTGCAACGGATCACCCTACTTTGTCGGGTAACGTGGCCAACGAGTTGGCAACCCCTGCCGATCTTTCTGAAACCTCACTCGAACAGGCATTGATTGACATTGCTGCGTTCACCGATGAGCGTGGATTGAAGATTGCTGTACAGGGCTTGAAGCTGGTAGTTCCAAAAGAACTGCAGTTCACTGCTGATCGTATCCTGAAGTCCACTCTGCGTGTTGGTACAGCAGATAACGACATCAACGCAATCAAAAACATGGGTATGGTTCCACAGGGTTACACTGTTAACCATTACCTGACTGACCCCGATGCGTTTTTCATTTTGACCGACTCCCCAAATGGCATGAAAATGTTCAACAGGGTATCGATCAAGACTGGTTTTGAAGGTGACTTCGATACAGGTAACGTTAGATATAAAGCAAGAGAGCGATATTCTTTTGGATATTCTGACTTTAGAGGTATTTTTGGTTCACCCGGTACTCCATAAGACATTGATCCATAAGCAGTAATTAAAGGGAGCTTCGGCTCCCTTTTTTATTGCCCTTTTATTAAAACATGGTATAAACTAGTTCCAGAGGGCTAGTCTATGCCATATGCCGTTGACTACATTGGTATTTACAAGATTCGTAATACTGTTACGGGGACTTGTTATGTAGGCCAATCGCAACGGGTTAAGAAACGTGTTCGTGAACACTTTCGACTACTGCATCTTAAAAAACATCCTAACCCTAGATTGCAGAATTCATACCTGAAGTATGGCTCAAGAGCTTTTGACTGGAGCCTAGAAGTAAAGTGTGTGGACACTGATGATTTAGATACTATTGAGAATGCGTTTATCTCAAAAGAGGCATGGTTTGACGAGCCTGTATTTTTCAACATTGCAGACTTTGCCAAATCACCCATGCGGGGCAGGGTACATAGTACAGAATCTCGAAAAAGAATTTCAGAGGGTCGTCGGAATACAACCTTCAATTACAAAAGTGACGAGTACCGCAACAAATTAAAAGTTATTAGTACAGCACGGCACTTTGCTAACCCGGAATTTGTTGCAAAGACTAAGTTTATAATAGAAAATCAAGATATGTCATATGCTGAACGCGGGCGTGTCTTGGGCATCGATACAAGCAGCGTTCGTAAGTTAGCACTTAAATATAATCATTTACGAGGAGAACTCTAATGGCAGCTACACATTTTTCTGGCCCCGTAGTATCAGATAACGGCTTCAGCTCCGGCACTTCCGCTTCCCCAGTTACCGTTGCAGGTAACGAACTTAGCTTCTTTGGCACAACTTCTGCCGCTGGCGACAACCGCCTGATCTACTCCAAACTTACCTTTACCTCTACAGGTTCTGGTGAAACGATCCGTGCGTTCTCTGTTGTAACAGGTGCAGGCGCTGCGGCTGCTGGCACAATCAACGGTGCTCACATCTCTACCTCCATCGACGCTCCCGGTACAATCTCCGGCGCGGCTAACGCAATACGCGCTACTTTGGGCATGGGCGCTCTGGCTAACCCCGGCGGCACATTGTCTGTACTGAACTTGGATAGCGATCTGGCGGCTAACTGCACAGTTCCAGCTACCGCTGCGTTCATTCGTGTGACTAACACGAACACCAAAATCCTTGCCAACATGATGTCTGTCCCTTCGCCTAACGTCGCGGGTGCATTTCGTGCAGCGGTTGGTACTCCATCGGCTACTCACACCATGCCTGTATTGAGTGCTAACGGCACCACCTACTACCTCATGGTTTCAACGGTAGCCTAACGTGCAGATAACTAAAAAGTTTCTGGATTCAGAGCTTCGTGAGCTTGAACGAGAAGTACAGAAGGCTAATACTTTCTTAGTTCAAGCTCAGGCCACAGTCAGCGCCTATAAAATGTTGATTGGGAGACTGGACGCACCGGAACTGGAGGAAGACGATGTCAACATTGATGCTTAGTGCCACCACTACCGCTACAGGTAGTGCGTTTCAAATTCGTGGAACAAATGACTTGTTTGTTAATCGCAGCTTTCAAGCGGTTGGCGTTATGTCCTCCTCCACCGGAACAGCCAGTATAGTTATTGAGGTCAGCAACGATGGCACTAACTATGTCACCCTTGGGACTATTACGCTGGCCTTAACAACGTCACCCTCTTCGGATGCGTTTTTTGCGTATACCAGCTATGAGTTCTATCGTGCGCGGACTACGCAAGTCACGTCAAATGGCACCGTCACTGTTTACATGAAGGCATAATTTATGACAGTCATAATCAATGAAGCAGTGGCAGGATTAACCAGTAGCGACCATACGGTAAAAACTGGCGCTAAAGTAATGGTGACTGACGATACGTTGTTTACCGTTACAGGTAGCATACAGATTGTTAGCCTTGTGTCGGAGTGTGTAACGGCCAATAACGCTACTGCATCGACATTGTTGTGGAAGTTTACTACGGCTGCGGCAAGTCCATTGACTACTAACTTGTCTGGTGCTTCAACTACACTGGCTAATACTGTTTCGGGCTACGCCGTGATACTGGTAAGTGCTTCGGCACTGGGCGAAAGCCCCGGTCAGGGAGCCTCGGGTGTGCTGCTTAACACCGCCTCACGCGGTGTACGAGTTCCAGCAGGAACCCTTAAGATAACCATTGCCGTTGGTTCCACTACCGGAACATGGCGGCATTACCTACGCTATGAGCCGTTAGAAGATGGCGCTTACGTGGTTGCTAACCAATAACCGAGGATACTAATATGGCGACAATAACAGGGGCAGAAAGATATAAGCTTCTCTATCAAGAGGAACAAGCTAGGCGGGCGAAACAAGCTGCAAACCGTGCTGCGCTTGGAAAGGCACCAGAAGTGGCTAAACCTATGCGTGACGAGCTTGGTCGGGCACCGACTCAGGCTGCAAAAGACGCATATCAATCCGATAAGGAAGCTGCAAACTTTGCCGCAAAAAACGCAAGCCGTGCTTCACGCGGTTTAGACCCGAAACTAAGCGGTGATGAAAAAGTCGCAAGGGGGAATGCAAGAGCTATTGCAAAGGGACAGGCTCCTAAACCTTATACTACCGAGGCCGGGAAAGAAGCCTACAATGAGGCAAAAAATCTTGCAACGCTTGAAGCAATGCGTCCGGGGACAGCGGCAGCCAAAGCCGCTACTGCGGCAAATAGGGCGGCACAACAAGAGGCAAACTATCAGACCTCACTTGGTAGAACGTATCATCGGACTAGGTCCGCTTTTAAAAAAGGTGGCAGTGTTACCTCTGCGCCTAAACGTGCAAAAAGTGGCGTAACTCGCGGCGATGGTTGTGCTATCAGAGGCAAGACTAAGGGCAGGTTTGTTTAATAAACAACGGAGAAGCGTATGATGATGACCCCACCAAAAAGACCAATGCGGCCTATGCCGGGTAGAACTGGCCCAGCACCGAAACCGTCAATGCCGATGACAGGCACTCCGGGATCCCTAGTACCGGGCGTTCCCCGACAGTACGCGAAAGGCGGCAAGGTTAGTCCTGCTATGAAGGCTAAGGCTAAGGTTGTTAAAAAAGGCACAATGCGTAAAGCGCCTAGCAGAAGCCGTTAATGAAAAAGACAAAGCTGGAAAACAGTTTGTAGCACAACCTAAAAAGATTGCAAAGAAAACAGCGGGATTCAGGTAATGGAAATTAAGACTTCCGTCAAATCTGGAAACTTCCGGCCCACAAAGTCGGGTGCAGGCATGACAGCGAAAGGGGTAAAGGCATATCGTAATGCCAACCCCGGCAGCAAGTTAAAAACTGCTGTCACTGCAGATAAGCCGTCTCCGGCGGAGGCAAAGAGAAGAAAGTCGTATTGTGCGCGGTCTGCAGGACAGATGAAACAGTTCCCTGATGCCGCAAAAGACCCTAATAGTCGTTTACGCCAAGCTCGTAAACGGTGGAAATGCTAACAACTGACAGGTGACTAACATGGCTGGACGCGGAATGGGAGCTGCTACTCAAGGTGGCGGAGCAGTAACATCAGGACCAAAGAATAGAATGGAAAATAACCCCGCAGGTAAATCAACGGGCATTCCGATGATGGCGAAAGGCGGTGCGGTTAATCAGCACAAGCGCATGGCGATGGGCAAGAAAGCCATGGCTGAAGGAGGTGCTGTTACTGGAAGACCTCGCCGACCACTTGATGCGGTTAATCCAGAAGCTATATCGACTACCCCACCCCCACGCACATCTATGGCTCCGAAGCGCAAGCTGACTGCAAAAGAGATTAAAGAAAAAATGCGTAACACAGGGCAGGTAGACGCTAAGAAGAAAAACATGGGCGGTATGGTTGGGAAAATGATGCGCAAAGGCGGTTATGCGTAATGGCAACTTCTGGGACGACTGACTTTACGCTTTCTATCGACGATCTCGTCGAGGAGGCGTTCGAGCGTTGTGGGATGCGGATGACCAATGGTTATCAGCTCTCCAGCGCACGTCGGTCTCTCAACCTGTTGTTTCTGGATTGGGCCAACCGGGGATTAAACCTGTGGACCATTGAGCAGGCGACCTACGCCGTGGTGCAGGGATCCCGTGAACTTACTTTGGCCAGCGACACCATCAATGTGTTGTCTGCCGTTATTCGAGTAACAACGGGTGGCCAGCAGCAAGACATATCGATGGACCGCATTAGCCGGGAGGAGTATTTAAACCTTCCTAACAAGCTCACGCAGGCGCGTCCCGCGCAGTACTACGTACAGCGGTCAAACCCAACATTGGTTTACCTGTACCCCGCCTCAGACCAATCGTATTCGTTTGTCTATTACAGGATCCGACGCATTCAAGATGCCGGAGATTACACCAATACCTCCGACGTTAATTATCGATTTCTTCCTTGTCTAGCCTCTGGCTTGGCGTATATGCTGGCGCTAAAATACACGCCTGATCGTGTAGCTGCATTAAAGCAGTTTTACGAAGAAGATTTCCAGCGAGCTGCACTAGAAGACAGAGACACAGCGAGCGTCCACTTCGTTCCTGATTTCGGGAGATGAGATGGCATTCGCAAGTGGAAAGTTCTCGTTCGGCCTCTGCGATACTTGCGGGCAGCGGTATCCCTACAGTGTCTTACGGAAGAACTGGCGCGGCTTCATGGTATGCCCTGAAGATTATGAGCCAAAAGAACCACAGCTATTCCCCTTAAAGTACAGAGGGGATGCCATTGCACTCCGTGATCCGCGTCCAGACCGTATTGAACCAGTAGTAGTATACTTAGGATTACCGGGATACTCTGCGTTCCAGAGTATCGGAAGTGCCTCCGACACCAATAACATGCAACCCTTTCCAACACAGCGCCCAGTAGAGGGTGTTGGCAGTGTTGGGACAGTAACTATAGTGATCACACCATGACTTATGACGAGCTAGTTACTAACATACGGAACTACACTGAAGTAGGCAGCAATGTCTTCAGCGAATCGGTGATAAACACCTTTATTACGATGGCGGAGAACAAAATCCTGCGCGATATTGACCTTGACGTTTTCAAGGTTGAGTCTGCGGGTACGCTTAGTACAGGCAATAAGTTCCTGACCGCCCCGTCTAATATACTGACCCACCGCTATCTAATGATTACCGTAAATGGCGATGTGGTGTTTTTAGACTTTCGTGATACATCCTTTATGAAAGAGTATTGGCCGGATGGTGCGGTAACAGGGGTTCCAAAATACTTTTCAGTGTGGGACCAAAACACGTTCTACCTCGCCCCTACGCCAAACGGTAACTATGCCGCAGAGATTGGTTACATCTATCGTCCTGCCCAGATTTCTTCAACCAACACCACGACATGGGTAAGCTTAAACGCTCCGGAAGCATTGCTTTATGCGTGTTTAGTGCAGGCATACAGTTATACAAAAGGCCCGTTAGAAATGTTAAAATATTTCACTGATAGTTATCAGCAGGCCATACAGGGCTTGGGCATTGAACAACAGGGCCGTCGTCGTCGCGATGAGTACAGAG